TTATCCCCTTGACAGCCTCTGCTGTTAGATCAACTATGTTTCGCATACTATTCACCCATCCATGTATGTACGTATGATTATTATATGGGGTGGGTGCGTGTGTGTAAACAGAAATCAAGGGTAGAGGGAGAAAATATGAGATAGATGAAAGAGATATTATCCTTCTTCCTTCTAAGAGATAAAAAAAATATTATTTATACAGTATTGTACACCCTTGGAACCCCCATCTCTCTTCCTACAATTCCCCCTTGTATCTCCTCCCCCTTTGTTTGATTAAAATTCGTTCAAACGAACTAGCGTTGATTTCCTCCCCCATATATGGGCACCCCACCCCTGCTATAAGCATACATATATAACCAATGCCAACCCTCGTTCAAACGATCTTGCAACTCCTCTTTATCTCTGCAATAATGCCTTATGCCCACCAAGGACAAACTCACCTTCACTGCCCAGGACATCTGGAACGGCAATCTCTCTCCGGATGTTCTCGCTAAGTTAACCCAAATCAACAAGGTAATCAGCAAATGTATCAAGGAACAAGAGTCGCAGAGCGAAGAAGGCCCTGGTGCCCAGAACCGCTGAGAAATCCCAGTGAGGAGATGCTCGAAGGGATTGCATCCATCGCTGAGTATATTGGCCGAAACTACTGGACCGCGCGCAGATACATCTTATACCACGGCCTTCCTGCAACCAAGCTCCCCTCTGGAAGGTGGTTCACGACAAAACACTTAATTGACCAATGGATCTTTGTGGGGCACAAGTTTGAGGTCGCCCGCGTCACTGGTATCTGTCCAGTATGCAAACGAGAGATGCCTGAGGAAGATAGCGCTGATACTGGCAACGACCCCAATTAGGCACGTACCGCGCAAGTTTGCTTGATTTAATTTCGTTCAAACAAAGTCCAATGGGCCGCAACCCTAAGACCAGCAACCTTCCAGTTATGACTGCTGAGGATACTAAGGCCCTCCTCCGCGCATACAATCGAGACCCCTTCATCGACGTACTAGAGAGGTTCCTCGCCGGCTGTCCTGATTATGCCGCGATCAAGTTATTCGCCCAGACATACCCAGATAAGTGGGCACACTCCTTAACAGCCATCGCTCGCCTTGCGGGCTACCACGATCAACTCGAAGTTGGTGGAACTATAGATGTAAGGATAAGAAAGATGAGCGACTCTGAGCTGCTAGCAGAGCAGATCAAGTTAATTCAACAACTCAAGGCAGAGGGTGTCAATATCCTTGATCTCACTGCCAAGAGTGAGGTTGTTTCTGAGTGACCCTCAAATCAATCCAAAGTCAGCAAGCGGTATCCTGCACCCATCTGACATAGATGCCGCCAGGTCTCTTACCTCTCTCCTCTCTTCCTCTGTCAACCCAGACCATACCTCCCTAGTGCGCTGTCGCCCTGGCCCCTCGTGGTGAGACGGTTTACCTATGAAAAGGTTGTACCCTGCATCGCCTAGCAGTTGTCCCATATAGTCCCCTTCAACCGTCCGACATATTGCAACTGCCCCTGTTGGACGCAAGTTGAGGACGTTGATTAGGTTCTCCATCGCTGTCATTTCACTCACCTCCGCCCACTTTAGTAAACTCTCCGTCGACTGCTCTTATTCCCAGATCGTGGTATGCGTGTAATCCAACAAGCCAGATATCACACGCTTTCTCCAAGGTCATGGGATCATACCCTTTCATGGGATCGCCCTCACAGGTATCGTGGATCCACTCGTAGAACTCGTCCCAGGCGTCACTCTCAGGATCACCTGGAACTTCAAACTCGGCAGTTTATCCTCAGTCCAAGAGTCCCACAAATCCCCAGGGGTTATCGAACCCTGTATCTGGATAGCCGTGCTGACGTACTCAACAGTCCCCTCCTCATCGTCCCACTCAGGATCAACTATCTCACATGACCACAACGGTATTGTGGTGACAGCCCTGTGAGGTTTGCCATTTCTAAACCACCGTTTCTCATGGAGCCCGTGCTTTTCAAGATACCGTATCCTGTACTCCTGTTCTTTGTTCCAAGGTAATTTGTTGTACATATCTCCCTCACAGATGTCTATTCCAGCACGATTTCGAGGGCTTCTAGCACGCAACTTTCTGGTGAGTGGGGCTCAGTAAGAACGTGGCCGCATCTGGCCCATGTTGCCTCACTCCTGCCCATTATCCCCGTTACATCTATTGAGACTGGGGCGGTGTCGTCGTATGTGTCTAATATTTTCTTGAGTTGTCTCACCGTTATGTATTTCATCCCACGTCCCTCGATATCGTTTTCCCGTATCCTCCATTATACACATATCAACCAACTTGACAACTGTATTCTCATCCCTTGTAACCAACAAACCTCTTAATCACCCTCAACTCATCCATATCATCATACTAAGTGTAAACAATCGAAACGTAAAAAACTGGGGCGTCAAGCTCTCATACCCGACGCCCCATCTTGTACTTACTTCTTGGGTCTAAACGTTTGTTCCGCCCATTTCCGATCATGGCCTTGTTTGACGGCCATTTCGATCAGTGCGGTTGTTCGATCATCTGGTGTTGCTTTCGCTAAATCCCTGGTTAACCGTTCCGCTCCGGTCATTTTCGCCCTCCCCAACACCGGACGCCAACCGAGATAATCCCGTTTTGTGATCTTCTCAGACGGAACACCGTTGTTGAGATCAGCATGTACTTGTGACCGAAACCGGATGATCCGGCTGTCCAGATACAACTGGAACACGACATTTTCCCCGTCCGATTTGACGGCTTCCACCATGTTTTCTGGAACCCTGATCGCGGACACAACGCTCTTGGTTGCATGATTCCCACGACCCTCCGTGGTCTTCACATTGATCGTTTTCATGGTTCTTTCTCCACGACCACGATGATCTTGTACCGGTTGTCGAGGTATGACTGAAGCCGACGGCCTACAGTGTGGTCGTTATCCGCGTCCATCGGCATCCGGCCGACCTCGAAACGATCCGCCATATTCCCATCGTGGTCATAGATCAGCAAGATTACCATTTGCTGATCCTCGCATGGGTGACACATCTCACCCGCCCCGTGCAACACGGGCGTATTCACCATATTCACGATGTCAAACAGCATGTGGGCGCGTTAATCCAGTACACCGCCGCGTTCACGTTTTTTGATGTGCTCACGAGATCATACAATTGTGGCGAAATTGTGGCGAAATTGTGACCATTTGTTCCAGGTATGTTCCGCGCACAACCCGGTGATCAACAACCCAGACGTGCCACCCGTCAAAGTTGAACACACACCCACCGAGTACAACCGTGTCCGAGTTGGGTGCCGGAGAGGGGGTGGGGCCGGTTGATGGGAGGGTTGTGTTGTGTATAATGACTCTCACCTATCTAACACAACACCACATGGCATTATTTATACACCTTTGTCCCCACTATGTTTGAACGAATTTTAATCAAACGAACTGGGGGCTGTTGTTCAAGGGAGGCGAGAAGTGACTCGTAATCCACACAGACGGAGGTTCTCCTCGTGGAGAGGGGAATATGGGGATAGACACCTTCGGGTTCCAGGACTTGAACTTGATTGGGCGGTGACAAAGAGGACACTCTACATAGACACACCATTCCTTTTCCTGGCACGCAACCCTCAGGGAAGGTGGGCACAGATCAGAGTCAGGTTGCCGTTTCTACGGAAAGTTGGGATGAACTTATTGCTAAGAGGCTGGCGTGACTCGTGATATACAAGATAGTCTAGTTGCAGTATCTGAGGCTCTGCTTGAGCGCAGGAGGTCAGATCCCATCCATAACTTCGAACCCCACCCCAAGCAGAGGATGTTCATAGATGCAGTACTATCTGGGGAATGGGATGAGGTATGGATGTTTGCGGCTAACCGATCTGGAAAGTCAGATGCAGGTGCGTATATCGGTGGGACATTTGCGCGATTCGGTCTGGGTGGGAGGCCAACCTCTGGTTGGGTTTCCTCCCTCGACTTCCCCACTAGCAGGGATGTGATTGAACCTAAGTACTTTGATAATGGGTTTGTGTCCCCTGGTGCTATCCATCCTCCATTCATCCCCAATAGGGAGATTGAGGAGTGGAGAGTTACAGATAGGATCTTGAAGTTGAAGAACGGATCTATTATAGGTTTTAAGAGCGCAGATAGTGGAAGATTGAAATACCAGGGAGCTGAGAAGGACTGGCTCCACTTTGACGAAGAGCACCCCTATGATGTGTACGATGAAGCAACTATACGAGTTGGTGCGGGGAAACTACATATATTCGGAAGTGTAACCTTATTGCCGCCCGAGGGGACTGTTGGTGGCGTATCCTGGATGTATCCCAAGATAATCAAGCCCTGGCAGGATGGAGAGCGCCCCAGGTTAAAGCTGTTCAGCGCCTCTATATACGACAATCCCCATCTCCCTCCTGATGAGATCAGGCGTCTTGAGGCCAAGTATCCAGAGGACTCTGTTGAAAGGAGGATCAGGTTGAATGGGGAGTGGCTCCCTGGAATGGCTGGCGCGAGGGCATACACTGGATTCAATCGCCTCTTGAATGTCAGGAAACAGGCCTCCTACTTCAACCCACGCAGACCTCTTTGCTGGATCTGGGACTTCAACGTGGAACCAATGGTTTCCCTTATAGGACAACAGGATACCAGTCACGGAAGGCAAGTGTTCAGGGTATTTAGAGAGCTTGTCACAGACGAGGGCAGTATACCTGGTATGGTAGAGTGGTTCCGCGAGGTACATCCTCAACATCTTGCTGAGGTCTGGGTGTATGGGGATGCAACTGGTCGCCACCGCACGGCTCAGACACAAGAGAGCAGTTACACGATAATCAGAAACGAAATGAAGACCTATCCCGTTCCTGTAAAGATAAAGGTTCCAGAGGTAAACCCATCTATATCAGACCGTGTAAACGCAGTTAATCTCCTATGTAAGGATGAGATGGGGGAGATCAGGCTGGAGATTGATCCATCGTGTAAGGAGTTGATAGAGGATCTCGAAATCGTCCAGAGGGATGTCAGGAACAAGATAAAAAAGACAACCAACAGGCGTGACCCTTACTTCAGGAGAACGCATACATCTGACGCTCTGGGGTATTGGATTTCATACGAAGCCCCAGTTAGACCCACTCGCCTCTGGACGCGCCACCAACCCAAGACCATTCCCCTTCCCTCATATGGCTCAGGTTAGGTCGTTTGATTTAATTTCGTTCAAACATAGGTGAATGTATGGACAGCGGGAAAGTCACAGGATAATATCAGAAGGTGCCCCCTGATGAACAGGACTTCATCCCCTGCCGTTGCTGTGGCGTCCCTCTTGAACCGGGAGGCCACAGGGCGATTGGAGTTTGTCCTTGGTGTCTTGCCAAAAACGAGTTTCAGGTTATAGAGATCCCTAAGCCCCATTATGGCAGCTCCACGACGTAGAGCAGGAGATGACCGCCCTGTTGCCCAGGGGGTTGATCTCACAGTTATAGATGCGATAAACCAGTACCGCCATGAGGCGGATCAGGCGCGTAAGGAGCGTGTCAGGCTAAACAAGGTGAACCGGGATGCCTATCTTGGTATCCAGGACTGGTCAAAGAAGACCAAGGGGCAGAGTAAGGAGTTTCTCCCTAAAACACCCGTTGCAGTTGAGCAGTTTTCAGCTTTCATAAAGCGCGCCCTGATCCAGTTCGGAGACTGGTTCTCTGTTGAGATTGTGGAGGGGGTTGAGCAGTTAATAACTCCGGAACAGATTAGAAAGTTAATCCTCTGTTATCTAAACAACCTCCCTGTGGGCCCTCAAGATAGCACATCGTTCCCCTTGGTTGTATCCGACGGGGTTAAGATGGGGCTCCTTGAGTCCCTTATCATCCTCAAGGTGTACGGGAGGAACGTAAAAGAGAGGAAGTTCTTTGTTGAACCTGGTATACCTCTTGTAGATGCACAGAGTGGTCAAGTTACACAGGGCACCCCTGAACTCAAGTCGGACGAGGTATCTTCCTGGAGGTTGAGGATAGACAATATAGCTGCGGAGGACTATTATCCTGATCCAACTGGGAGAAGGTTGTACGAGATCCACCGTTCGGAACGTGACCTCTACGACGTTGTTGAGGCTGCAGAGGATGGTATATATGATCTTGCTGCGGTCAACAGTATAGAGGTCGACTTCGCACGAACTGAGGACGAAAAGCGCAAAAAGCCGGAGGTCGCCCCTGATAGTCCGCTCGCGCCCGGTTTCAGGAAGCGTGTCGTCATAGATGAGTTCTGGGGAACAATTCTTGGCCCAGATGGAAGAGTTGTAACCAAAAACGTCCTCGCTGCTGTAGCAAATGAGAGGTATCTAATCCGTCCCCCTGAGCCCAACCCGTTCTGGCACCAAGAGAGCCCTTTTATTGCAGAACCCCTCTTGCGCGTTCCCCTATCAGTGTGGCACAAGGCCCTATACGATCACGGATCTCCCCTCAATCTCGCTCTCAACCAACTGTTCAACCTCATGCTCGATGGGGGGATAGCGGGTGTGTGGGGGGTGAAACAGTTGAGGTTGGACAAACTGATTGAACCATCTCAGGTGTCAGGTGGTATACCTCAAGGGGAAACCCTCATCATAGACAGTGATACACCAGCGGGTGTGAAGGTCTTGGAGACTGTAACTGAGGGGGAGGTTCCTCCAGACACAATGGCTGTGTTTGAGATGTTGGTTAGGGAGTTTAACGCAGCTGTGCTTGCCAACGAGATTAGTCTGGGTCAACTCCCCCCTAAGCAAGTCCTCGCCACAGAGATTGTCGAGGCTCAACAGAGCCAAGCGATCACACTCGACGCTCTGGCTTCTGATCTTGAGAGCGGTCTGATGAAGAAGGTTATCAGGAAGTCCTGGCTCACAATTCTTCAGAACGCAGATGATCTCTCAAGCGAACAGGTTGTAGGGGCTATAGGTCCAAGAGCCGCTATGGCACTCCTTCGCCTCTCTCCCCCTGAACGCTTTGCCCTATTCGCCACCCGCTGTCAGTTTAAGGTAAGTGGTCTCTCTTCAACCCTCGGAAGGGTTAGGGACTTCCAGAAGTACATGGCCCTCATGCAAGCGGTGATGGTCAACCCCATGCTGATGCAGGTGTTCGCTAAGAAGTTCAGCGCTGAGAAGACCCTCAAGTGGTTGATGAAGTCCCTCAATATTGACCCTGAGAGTATGGAGAAATCACCTGAGGAGCTGGCTCGTCTAGGCCAGGACATGCGGGAAATGGCTACGGTCTTCTCTGGACTTGCTGGACCTGGAAGTAGGACTGGCGGCGCAGGCCCGAGTGCGGAGCAGACTGGTGAGCCTGCTCTACCTGCTGAAATTAACCAAGCGGCTAATCCAATGACTGGTATGGTGGGTTGAAATGGCTAAACATGTGACAAGACGTGACTTCCTGAGTTTCGGGGTGGTGGCAACTGCTACTATCCTGTCTGTACCTGTCCTATTCCACTCAGTGAAGGTTAAGGCGTTCAATGTGTCTGGGGAGTATAGTAACGCTGTTGGCTGGTATACCAGTGATCTAGGAGGGCTAGATGTAAAAACAAAATCTGACTTTATGGCCCGTGTGTCCAGACACTTAGTCAGTGATGCGGAGTCTGTTCTACCTCCTGGAACACGCTATGAAAGGAGAATGTGTCTCCCTTCCAACTTCGGTAGGGAGTGCGGGGCTGCATGGTACAGACACCCAGCGATGGATAGGGAGAGGACTTGGGATACGTCTATTCTCCCATCCCCTCAGTGGCAACCTGACTTGGGTGTGTACCTTCTAGGTAGGGAGATAGCATAGGTGGCTAAACACGGGAAACATAGGAGCGGGCACGATGACAAGGTTGAACAGGCCTTCCATGAGGTCAAGCATAACGAACCAGATATAGTCGCAGAGACGAGAGCTAAGGAGGGGGAGGCTGCTGCTGAAAAGCAGAAAGTTGCGATCGCCCTGAGTAAGGCTCGAGCGGCTGGGGCTGACATCCCTGAGAAACCGCATGGATCGGGTGTTTTCAGTAAGGCGGACATGGAACGGGGATATAAGGTTCTATGAGTGCTGACACTCTCATAAGGGAGTTAGAGGAAATCTCCAAAAACACAAAGCTCCCGCTCGAAAAGCGTCTGATCGATACCGCCGTCTGGTTCCACAAGAACAAAGATCGTATCCCCCGTGAGAACCTCGCTAAACGGCTTGACTTCCTTGAAAAGTCGTTTGATATAATCTTGGAGGTGTACGCTCTCACTCTCAGACGCCTCCACGAGGCAGAGGATAGACCGGGTTCTGGTCTCTGGTTGCCCCACTGATGGAGCAAGAACGCCGCCTAACAGCAGTAAAGAAGGCCAGGTTCGCTCAGGTATATCGAGCCGATATAAAAGACCGTGTTGAGGATCAGGAAAAGCGAATAATCCGCTCTCTTGTCTCATCTTACCGGGCCGGTACATTGACAGATTTTGAGTTGCGTGGGAAAATTGGTGAAATCGCAGGTCTCCACGATCTACTGAGTAAAATGAAGACGGACGTGAAATTAGGAATAATGGCAGAGGAAGAGGAGAAATCCAGTGGCTAAGAGGTCGATGAAAGACGCCGTTGCTGAGACGATCCCTGCCCCTGGCGAGGGTGGAGGAGAGGCAACTCCAGAGCCGGCAGTGAACCCTGACGCTGCGCTGATGGTAGGTGGACCTCAGGAGACTGGGGCAGTACCTGAGTTAGAAGAAGTAGAGATTGGTGGCAAGAAGTTTAGGGTTCTGAAAGAGCAAGTTGGTGACGTATCGGAGTTGTTTAAGACAACCAGCGACAGGCTCGTGGAAAGTGAGCGCGCACTGACTGAACTCAGAGCAGGAACACCTCAACCCGTAACGCCTATTGTTGAGGGAGACAAACCAGAGGACATTGGCACCCTTCTCTTCACAGATCCAGCCAAGGCGGTTGCTGCTATCAAACAGGAGATCGTTCGAGAGGTAGCTGGTATGTATACTGCTGAGGAGAGCAGGAAGGGCTTCTGGACAGACTTCTACAAGGACCACCCTGATCTCGAAGACAGTGATCTGATGGTGAGAGCCATAGCTGGCAAGAACTTCTCAACCCTTGGTCCTATGAAGGCGTCGGCGGCAGGGAATGAACTTGCCGATCTAACCCGCAAAGAGATTCTCCGCATGGTAAATAAGTCAAAAGGGGGTAACTCGGGAAGTGATAGGAGTACTAGCCTTGAGGGTACTCGCGCTTTGAGCGCACCAGCCGCACCTGAAGAGCACAAAGGCCCTCAATCCCTCTCCGCCACTATAAAAGCGAGGGCAGCCGTCAGGCGTAAGGCATCAACACTCAAACTAGCAGAGTAGGAGGAACCTAATGGCCCAGTATACCTGGATATTCGACGCCCCCACGGGCACCTATAAACAACACGCTCTCTCACAGAAAATCTACTGGGCTGCCCTTGAGGATAGCGTCTTCATGGACCATGTTAGGCCGGTTGAGGGATTTGGGAAGAAGATGGGTGAGAATGTCACTCTCACCAGAATCCTGTCAATCACCGAACCAACTAGCGCAACGCTGACTGAAACCCAGCGTATCTCTGAGGACACTCTGACAATCAACACCACGTCGATCAAGGTGGTTGAGATTGGTCGGGCGGTCCCCTTCACCAGTCTCGCTCAAGATCTTTCGTGGCACGATCTGGAGAACCCAGTCCAGCGGCGCTTGAAGGACCAGATGGCACTGGTGATGGACACCAAGGCTGCGGCTGCCTATAAAACAGCCCAGGTCAAGTACATCCCAACTGGTATCGCAACTGGCATATTCGACACAGATGGAACTGCGTCGACCTCCGCAACTGAGAATCTCAACCTCTTCCATGTTGAGGAGGTTGCTGATTACCTCTGGGACACTCTCCAAGCTCCTAGACTCGCCAACAACGACTACGTTGGGATTTTCCGTACCTTGGGCCTCCGTGGTCTAAAGCGCGACCCAGCGTGGGAGGAGTGGCACAAGTACACCGATCCTCAGGCGAAGTTCAATGATGAGATCGGGAGGATTGAGAGAATTCGGTTCATTGGAACTAACCACAACAACGCTCTCGGTAAAAAAGGTACAAACTCCGTTCTTGGTGAGGGTGTCATCTTCGGTGAGGACTCTGTTGCCCTGGCTGAGGTTCAGTCTCCTGAACTGAGAGCAGCCATTCCCGCTGACTTTGGACGTGGCCGCGCGGTGGCTTGGTATGCGATCCTCGGGTTTGGCCTTATATGGGACACAAGTAATGCTGGCGAGGCGAGAGTCGTACACGTAACCTCCAGCTAATAGCTGGCACCCTTGGGTGGGTGACCTAACCGAGAGGAAAGGAGACTAACAAGTGGCATACACACACTCTAAGTATGAGGTCGAAATGATCCCTTACAACCCGACCGTCCTAGTGACGGGAAAGGCGAACGGGGTCAACTTGGCAGTTACCACGCCTGCTGCTAGATGGGGACCAGGTATGGTGCCTCATATCATCAGAGGTGCAGCAATCATCCCGCTTGTCACAACCGCTCTAACTGGTGGTGCTGTCGAGTGTTCGTTTGAGTCAGACATCAGTGTTGCCGGCACCCCCACGAAGCTGTTCGGTATCGGGTTACCTAGCGCTGGCGCGATCCACAAGTCAGTATACTTCACTCCGACTCGTATCATTGAGATCAAGCCTGGACAGATTGTTGACTTCCGTTGTACCACGGCTGCAACTGCTGGTGTGTTGGCGAAAGTTATGCTGTATGTTGAGCCCAGGTGGGAAGATCCTAGCAACGTTACGTCTATGCAGGCAACAACCTAACGCAACTCTACCTCTCTGACGTTCAGTAGCCCCTGGTATCCCGAAAGGGGGAGGGCTAACAGGAGGGGTCAAAGGAGGAACTAACATGGCAAACTTAACAGCAACATGCTGGACAGTTAATGTCCTTCCGACTATTGTGACTGGTTCTATGACTGGCGCTGGTCACGCTAGTCCAGATCCGAGAAGGTACGGCTATGTTGTAGGTAAAGTAAGGCGTACAGATGTGCGTCTTGACCTAGACCAAGCCGGGACAGACTTGGTATACCCTTCTGTTGGTGGCATCCCCCTCCCAACATGGGCGGTCTCAACAGCGAAGGGCGATACCAGCTACGGTATGCACCGCAATCTCACCTACATAATCATGAGAGGTGAAGGCTTCAACAACACGGTTCATGCAAACGAGGTGTTGTGGAAGTACGAGCCCTCTGGTCACGCAATCCGTGGTTTCATGGGTCAGTACACAACCGCTGGTCCTGGTGGGGCAACGGAACTGAAGGAACTCCCGACAACCTGGAAGGTCACAGTTCTCCCCAACACACTGTCCTTCTACTTTGAAGCAGTCGGATGGTAGGGGGATACCCGCATGGAAGCCGCCAACAAAGAGGGTCTCTGGGTTGACCCCCTATTAACCCGTCCCAAGCACGTCGCGGTGGTTGCTCTTGGTCCTAGTTGTAAGGCGGTTATAGCTGAATCTATGTCCACCCCTGGGATGAAGAACCCATTTGATGAGGTGTGGACCCTCAATCGAGGCCTGAGGGGGTTTATGCACGATAAACTCTTCCTCATGGACGATCTGAGGTGGTTGGAGAAGCATGATAAGACGTACGCTAGGTGGGTTAGGAAGCACAACAAGCCCACTATGGTCAGCACCGTCTATCACGACTATCCAAACGCTGTGGCATATCCCCTCCACGAGGTCATGGAGTATATAAAGGACGACATCTTCACTCAGAACACTGTTTCTTATATGATCGCCTACGCCATGTACATCGAGGTTGAGAGACTCAGTGTTTATGGAGCTGACTTCGTGTACCCAAATGGGAATTTCGCGGAGAAGGGTGGAATGGCAGTCGCCTATCTCCTCGGGATGTGCCAGGAGAAGGGGATCAAGTTCCGTCTCCCTGCTGAAACCACCATGTTGTACGCAAACACTGTTAAAATGGCCGGGAGTGAGTTAACTCGTGTTCACTATGGATACCACCGCAAGGATCAGATGAGGAAGGAGAAGCAACGTGGGATTAAATCTCGAAAAGGTGCATGATTATCAGCGTGTTCCTGGAACCAGTGAGGTTCGTCTGGTAAAGAAGACCCCTTACGTGCGCATTGTCAAGGGGAATGTATACTCACCTGATGGGAAGGTTATTCTTGAGCCGGGTAAGCCTCCTGTGATATGCCAGGCTGGTGTGTTTTACTCGGATGGGGGTGATAGGATCAAGCCTGACGATGTGCAAGAGTGGTTCTGGGAGGAGGCGAGGAAGATCCCCAAAGAGGCAAGGGCCAACACTGGGTTGGTTCTACCTGAGGAACGTAAGCCCAAGTCAAAGAAATCCGCAAGTTCGGTTGAACGAAATTTAATCAAACAAACTGCCGCCGGATCCGAGGAGGAACATAGGTAATGGCAACTGCTGCTTTTATTTCTGGAGGTGTGTGGATCGCACCGGGTGTCCACCGTATCCAGTGGACTGTAACAGCAACAGGTTTCAGCAATAGTCTAGTCGCCCCAGGACTCCCTGAAAAGGTCGTTCACGTAAGAGGATTTGCCACCGTATCAACAGTGTCGTCTAGGGTTGTAATCGAGGGATCGAATGACCCTCCGTCTGGGAGGCCAGATGATGCTACCCCCCCGACGTACATCACGTTGACGACCCCAACAGACGGAGACCTGCTTGTCACAGGCGACCTGGTGAAGGTAATTAGGGAAAACCCTGTACACATCAGATGCCGGGCTTCCACTGTGACCACTGGTGCGAACCTGACCGTCATGATTGTCAGTAAGGCGTGACAATGGGACACCGTACTAGAAGTTCGACTAGGCTACGTAGAAGGAGACTACGACATCAACTTGAGACCGTCTTCCCCGCTCTTCTAAATGAGGATGGAAGTCGCCTTCTCAGAGAGGATGGGAATAGAGTTAGAATCTGATGTGGGGTAGACTATGGCTAGTAAGAGAATATCAGAGTTAACAGCGGTTGCAACTCCGGAGGGATCAATCGAAATTCCGTGTGTCCAAGCGGGGATAACCAAGAAGGTAACTCTGTCTCAAACTCAGGGAAGCTTCGAGATACCTGTGGTTGTTATGTAGTGTAGGAGAAAATGGCCAACTATACCAACTCAAAAGACCTTGTGGACGATATCCTATTCCGCGCTGGTGAGCCAACTGACGGAACAAGCGACTTTGACGCCCAGGCACTCCAGTATCTAAACCGTGCTCAGCAGGCCCTTGTAACCGGAGGTGCTGAGATTGATCCTGAGATCAATGAGAAGTGGTGGTGGCTCAGAAAAGATCCACCTGGCACCCTGAAACTTGAAGCTGTTGTTGACGGAGGAACTGCAAACGTCACAGAGGATAGTACCTCGGTTACAATGTCAGCTGCTCCTACTGACGCAGCTAAGAACAATGTGAGTGTAAATAAGTGGTTCTTTAAGGTAGATGGCCACGAGGACATCTTTCGTGTTTCAGCACACACGTCTGGAAACACTGGTGTAACTTTAGGAGATAAGTATACCGGAGATACAGATACAGCAGCCAACTATAAACTGTTCAACTTAGAGTATGATCTCGCGAGTGATCTTATAAGGGTGGTCTCCCCTATGAGTGTGTTTCAGACTAGATCTGAGATAGAGGGGATGGATATCGACTCTCTGGAGAATCTATACCCTCTTAGAAACATCCTCCCCGGCGTTCCCGAGGCGTTCGGGATGGTGACGGAGACGAAGGTCCGGTTCAGTCACTATGGTGACTCGGACCAGGCGGGGAACTTTATCCACGTTGAGTACGACTACGACTTTCTCCCAACCGACTTGACTGATAGTGCGTCCGAGACGCCAGTTGTACCTAAGCAGTATAGGCGAGTGTTGGCTGACATTGGGTTGTACTTTCTCTCTTTGGATATGTCTGATTCGAGGGCGGGTACATTCCTGGCAAACGCTGTGAGAGGTGTCCGTGCAATGGCAACTGAAAACCGCTATCGCCTGGCGGTTATGGGAAGGGATATAGGGAAGATCATTCCCAGACAGGATGAGTTGGCTATGTCTAGGGAGCCACTCAGAACCTCTTCCGGCTTGATAATCGGCTAGTTCGTTTGAACGAATTTTAATCAAAGGCAGTTGAAATGGCGTTCACTGGACGAATTGCACAACTCCCCCTCGGTGTAGACGGTCTAACCGGGACTAAAAACATGACCCAGGTTAGACCCTCTCAGCTCTTGGTTGCTGACAGTATCACCTTTGAGGATGGAACATTAAGGAAGATCGGGGGGGCGTCTAAATACAATTCAACTGCCCTGACCGGCGCGCCCTCGGTTATTGCCGGGCATGACTGGTTCCCAACCGCTGGCACACAGAGGATGGTTATTGTCACCTCTGATGGGAAGATCTATAAGGACAGCGGTGGCAAGGACTTTGCTACCACTCTCAAGACCGGACTGACTGTATCAAGTGTTGTGCCGATCTTCGTTGAAGGTGGTGCAGAGGTAGCCGCGAACAACAGAAAGTTGTTTATCTTCACTGAGAAGAATGTCGTCCAGGTTCTATCAGCAGATGGAGCAACCACATCAGATATAACAACTCCTCCTGCCGACTGGTCAGGTGCAAACCAACCAATCTTCGGTCTGAACCACGAAGATAGAATTTGGGGAGGGGGAAATGCAAACGACCCTCATAGACTCTACTACTCTATCGTAGCCGACCATGAGGACTTCGCCGGCTCTGGATCAGGTACAATTGCCATATTCCCTGGGGAGGGTGAACGCCTTATTGGCGCGATCTCGTTTAAGGGTCTTATTGTCTGCTGGAAGTTCCCTGTTGGTGTGTATTACGTTGACACAACCGATCCAACTATAGCAAACTGGAAGGTTCGCCGCTTGAACAGACGGATTGGTGGTGTTAGTCCTCGTGGGGCGATTGCGATAGACAATGATCTTCTATTTATAGATATAGGGGGAAACCTCCACCTCATATCAACTGTCACTGAGTTCGGGAACCTTGGAAGTATAAATCTCTCCCAACGTGGAGATATGGGGCCGTTCGTCAGGGAGAATGTTGCACTGGATCAGTTGGAGAAGTGTCAGGCTGTATACTATGTTGCCAAGCGGCAAGTGATGTTCGCGGTGGCGGGAGCTGGAAGTACAACTAACACTCGCATGTTGGTCGTTGATTTTAACCGCCTTGACCTTCCCAGGTTCCACTTCGACACACGGGATACAACTGAGTCGCTCTGGCTCCGTCAGGATGGGGATAACGTCGAGCGCCCTGTGTCTGGAGATGACGCGGGCTTTGTTAGAACAATGGATGAGGAGACTGCCTCAAAGGATGGAGCTGGATACGTGGGGCAGTTTCAGTCTCCGCACTTGGACTTCTCTGACCTCGATCCTGTGCTTGGGACAGTGAGAAAGAAGGGGCACTTCCTGGAACTCGTTGTTGAGCCGAAGGGGAACTGGAATCTGAATGTCACAACCGTCTGGGATGGTGAGGACGCAGAGACAATCACGTTTAACATGGGTTCAACTGGTGCGGATCTGGGGAGTTTCGTCCTCGGAACTGACAAACTTGGTGGGGACCAGATTCTCAACAAGAAGCGTAGGATAACTGGTAGCGGACGGAGGTTCTCCATAATTGGGAAGAACAACGGAGCTGCACAGGACTTCTCGGTTTCCCGTTTCTATCTCCACTTCACTCCTATGGACGAGAGGCTCTGATGTCGATACCAGGTAAGGTTGTATCAAGGATAATGGAGGCACGTAAGAGGAAGGGTCGTAAGGATCTCACCTATGTTGTCTGGAACAAACGGGGGTTTGAGGAGGGAACCTTTTGCTTCCTGTGCAGAGGTCAAATCAGAGGGAGGGTAGAGGATGAAGAGCCTATTAGAACTGAGGTTCTAGGAGGTAGAACCGTGGTGTATAAAGCCTTGATTCTGGCGAGCTTCCCGAGGTATGTTGAGGTGAAATTTGAACTTGATGATGGTAGCTTTCATGTCACCAGTCTGTGCAGGAGGTGTGCGGAGAGGCTGACACTAGAGGAAGCTAACGACGTGTATGTCTCCGACCTCGACCAGTGGTGGGATGATGAGAAGAGTGGTCGCGGCGCGACTCGGTGGGACGTTGTAGGTGGCAGGAAGCCAGTGAAGGTAGTGGAAATTGGAAACCAGGTGATCTGAGATGGTTGCTCTCTACTCCCATACAACTCGTGCGACGGGAACGACCCTAACGGCGTCCATTTACAATAGTGACCACCAAAATCACATAGATAACGGCATTCCAACTCAGCAGGACGACTTCTCTAAGAACGTTACAGAGATGCAGTCGACTGTTGACCCTGGGGAGGTTGGAAGTGAGAGTCTTGCCACGGCCCAGTCAGGGGAGTTTGAGCGCCTGCGCGCGATCCTCAAGGAGATGAAGGGGACAGCTCAGTGGTATGTGACATCCCCTGTGATGGCGGAACAGAGTAATAAGGTTGCAATGGAGGCGTTTTCGTAATGGACAACGACGCCCTAACTTTGTCTTACTTTGCCGGATTGTTCGATGGTGAGGGGCATATTAGTATAACGAAGACAAAACCTCATGGACCGTGGAAGTCCCCTATATACACCTTGCAGGTTGGTGTTACTAACACTCACTTACCGATCCTAGAGGCATTGGAGATGAAGTTCGGAGGAAGTGTTCACAAGATGTCGCCCAAAGGTCGTCTTGGAAACAAACTGTGTTATGGGTGGAAAGTGGCAAGTCTAAAAGCAGCCAACTTCCTTCTTTCTGTCTTCCCCTATCTGTGCATCAAGAGGCTTCAGGCGCAAATCGCTCTTGAGTATACGGCCAGCCTTTACGATGTCGAGCACGTGCGCCGTTGGAGAGGTGTCCTTACTGATAGCGAGTTAGAGTCGAGAGAGGGCTTTCGGTTGAGACTCGCTAGTTCTAGAGGGTAAAACAAATGGGGGTCTGGGCTAAAATAATTCTGTCTGGTAGTACAGATGGAGAAGGGATACCAGTTACAGGACTCACTCCCTCCACTGGAACGGTTATCCACACCGCTGTCACTGGTGCGGCCGACAGTATAGACGAAGTATACATTAGGGCGTGGAATAGCGCATCTGGGGCGCCAAGGGATATCTCATTTGCCATCGGTCCAACTACTGCAACTGGAAGTCGATATACAGAGACGCTCCCCAGTGGGCCTTTAATAGGTCTTCAGCTCGTAATACCTGGACTGGTACTCAGAAACGCCAAGGTTATTAAGGCGTATGTGACTGTGGTAGGTGCAGTTAACATCTTCGGGTATGTGAATAGGTATACAACCTGATGGGGATACTTAACAGGTTTACACTTGCAGATTTTAAGAGGCTCCTCAATCTTGCAGGAGTACGAAATATTTTACAGGCGACACAGGCCGCCCTTGAGGCAGAGACGAATGAGGACACTTACGCGCCGCCCGACCTTATCCAACATAGTCCAGGTGTAGCTAAGGGGTTGGCCAACTTCACCATTGCGGCAGTAGTTAACACCAGCAAGAACGTGACTGATGTAACAGACGTTTCTGTGGGGGAGTGGAGGGTTAATTGGGCAACAGACTTCTCTTCTAGTTATTACCCCCTTTTCAGCGTTCATCACACAAGCGCCCCCAAGGTCCATCCCGTTATTATAGCCGAGTCAGCTGCGAGCACCACAGTCAGAACAGTTGACGACCAGGCCACTCCAGCTAAGGTTGATCCAGATGGTCCCGTGTTTGTCGCTGCATTTGGAGACCAGTAATGAAGTGTATTATCCTAGAATACCCCAACAGCTCGATTGAAATTCGCGGTAAGCTCGGCCCAGAGATGCTCTCGCGCTTTGACGGAAATGAGGTTGCAGCACTACAATATATTCTCGCTGAGTTGGTGCCCGTACAAGACCCCGGTGCAGTGAATGCGGAAATCGTAGAGAGGTCTGTCCTTCCGTCCGACCGTTGGTTCCGCGACGCCTGGCGCTGGCCTGTTGGTGGCGGATCGGTAGAAGTAGACATGCAAAAGGCTCGGGAAATCCACACCGCGAAAATCCAAAGAGCACGCGAACTCAAACTCAACGTTCTGCAAGGTAAAGAAGATAGGGCGCGATTAGACGGCCGGATCACGGACGCCGACCAGCACGCCGCTGACCGTGCGGCTCTGGAGACCATGAATCTTTCGGCCGTGGCGGCCAGTATCGCCGGCGCCGCCAATCCGACTGCCCTCAAGGCTGTATGGCCAGTCGGGCTACCTACAAGAGAATAATGATACTACAAGGGACAAGTTTCAGGCTCGCCACTACGTCAGCGGACTACCGGACCTGCCACACATTTCTCCGCTCCAGGGGCGTAAACGTGGACCAACTCAGCTTCCCCACTGTTATGGCAAGGAGAAACGGATCAGTTGTGGGGGTTCTGTCAACAAGTCCCACTAAGAAGATGGTCCTCGCCAATCCCTTAGTAGTTGAGGACATGAAGAACCCTGGTATGACAGTGATAAGACTTGTTGAGTCATATGAGAATATACTAAAACTTGCAGGGATTAACTCTTACACGTTTTTTATTCACATTGGATCTAGGAAGTGGAAGAATTTAGTGGAACGAGCATTTGAGATAAAACCATATACGATAACAGACGATGCGTACTGGTACAATAGGAGGTTGTTCTAAATGGGCGGTGATGATGTAACTGTTCCTGGTCCATCCTCTGAGGAGCGGGCCCTCCAGCGGGAGCAGGTTGAATCTCTCCGTTTCCAAAGGTCAGTCCTTGAGGAAATGCAGAGAGAGAGGGAACTCCTCAGTCCGTTCTTGTTTGAGGAGGCAGGGATTCAACCCATCCTCGATGAGGAAGGTAATATCACAGGGTTCGAGAGGGTTGACGACCCGACTCAGGCTCTCAGAGCAGAGATAGAAGAGGGCTTCCTTCAGCGTACTTTGGCTGCTCAAAGAGGAGAGTTGCCCATAGATCCAGTTCTCCTCCGGGAACTTGGAAAACAGGAGTTGACCCTCAATGAGAGACTCAGGAAGCAACTTGGCCCTGGTTTCGAAACGTCCTCACCAGGTATAGAGGCTCTGGGAGAGTTTGGAGAGAGGAGAGCTGGTCTCCTCTCATCTGCCTCCAGAGGGGATCTTACATTAGCAGAGCAACTTGGAATATCTAGGCAGTCTTCAAATGAACAACTTACAACTGACTTTATAAACAGGCTCCTTGGTATATCTGGGGCTGATCAGCCAATAGCGTCAGGCTTTGGAAGTCTCGCTGGGGGATTTGGTTCTGCAGTCTCCCCTCTGATACAACAGAGACAATTCCAAACAGCTGCTAACCTTCAATCTCAGGCAACCCGATCTTCCCTATTCGGTGATATCTTCCAGGCGATCGGCCAGGTTGGTGGCTCCTTTTTCGGTAGGCCCCAATGAGTAACGGTGCCCTTGGAGCTGGTGCGGGATTTGCCAAGGGCTTTGCCCAAGGATTCACAGGGTCCAGAGAAGCTGCACAACAGGCACAGCGTCAGAAGGCTGGACAATTCCTTGACCTTTTCAGTGACATCCTTAAGCTCGATCCATCACAGCGCGGTCCAGCCTTCAGGATTGGAGCGAGAGCAGTTGGAGTTGATCCAGATTCAGCCACGTTCAAGGATGTTACTAAGTTCCTTCAGGCTGCTAAGGATGAACAACTCACAGCTATAACATCTCTGCTGGAGAGAGGCAAGATAGATGATCCTGTTGGAACAGCGAGACTTGTAATATCTGGTGCAGGAGGAGATGTAAATGCATTCTTTACAATGCAGAAGGCAATTCAGGGGCAGCAGGCTGAGACACTTGCAACTCAAACATTCGCTGAGGTGACAGGGCAGAAGGGGAGAGTTATATCAGCCGGGGGTAAAGCAGAAGTTGAGGAGGCAAGACTCCCAGAGCCAAGAATTTTCCCTGGAGAGGAAGTGACACCACAAAGACGGGAGAGGCAAATCCTGGAACTCCGTGTCCGCGATCAGGTTCTAGCTAGGCTCCCCCCAGACAGTCCACAGTACAAGGCGTTAGCCAAGGATATAGAGTTGAGAGCAGCCTCAATAACCCCAGACGAGTTCGACCCTGCCCTCTTTGGAGCCCCTAGATCTGTCGTGTTCCAGAGGGACTTCTCTGTGCCGGGGACTGGGATAACGTTCAAGCAGGGTGACACCTTCGATGTTACCTCTATGGAGGGGCAGGGGATGTCCTTGGTTACAACTCTCGACCCTAAAACCGGAGAAGCGGTCAAGGTAACTATCCCAGACTCAGTTATATCTAAGCGTGATATAACTCAGGTTGTCACAGACCCTGAGCAGATACGCAGGGGAGCATTTGAAAAGGCGAGGGGAACAGCAGAGGCCAAGACATCTGTGGAAATTCAGGAAGCTGGGACAGCTGCCAGACTCCAGCAGGGTCAGTTGGTAGCTATGGAGAAAGCAATAGAGGGGTTTGAACCTGGCGCTGTGGGTAACACACGACTATTGGCTGCACAGGTGGCAAGGTTCCTTGGAGTTGATCCTGGAGATATCCCACTAGGTGCGCCAGGCTCAGGTGAGGCCATCAGGTCAATCGGGAATCTTCTGGCTTTGGATGTAGCTAAGAACATTCCCGCTGCAAGAGGAATAACAAACAGGATGCTTACATTCATCCAAGACGCTGTTCCTAATCTGACAACTACCCCAGAGGGTGTCCTCCTGATAACCGAGTTAATGCGAAGGACGAACGCGCAGGCAATAAAGAGGGCTCAACTATACAAGAAACACGGGGCCGATGTAAGTACAGCGGAGAGTGAGTTTGAAAAGTGGCTTGAGAAGAATCCTCTTGTAGACGAGGCCTTCGCTAATAAACTGTCTTCAACTGCAAGATCGGCGGGAAGAGGTGGGCAGCCACCTCCGTCTGATGTGCTCACAAAGGCGAAGGAACACAACCCGAACGCTGTATTCTTGAGACGGGAAGGGGACGAGTTTATCTTCCATATTCCAGGAACGATGGAAACGTTTGGTGTTCTTGTACAGGAAACTCAGTAGATGCCTAGGACCCTCACAATAACGGAGGGAAGGCGTCCTGTTGCTAGACCACCTTCTACTAGAGTAGACCCTGGAGGCCGACCGGTGCCCAGGGGGACGTTCTCACTCTTCCCCACTCTCGACCCTGAGGAGGAGGAACGTCTTAGGAGGGAGAAGGAGGTAAGGGAGTCAACCTAC